ACCACCTCTCCGGTAAGTTGGAGCATGACCGGTACGGTGAGCGGGAACTGGAAGCCGCCGGACGGGTTGGTCAGGTTGGCCCAGCCTGTCGCCTGCTTCATCTTGACCACGCTCAGGCACGTATCGATCACGTAGTCGCACTCTTCGTCGGAGAGTTTGGCGAGGATGTCTGCAATCGCCGGCAGGATCGCTGCGGCCTTCTCCATGACAGAGAGATTCTTGTTCTGAAGCACGGCCAGGTGTGGGAGCACAGAGCTGATGAACGGCGTCAGGCGACGCTCGACATGGAACTGCTTCTTGGTCGGGAGGGTGCCGATGGCGTAGGTCGTCTCGCCGATTGTTATCTCAAACATGGAAATACCTCTGGGGCCAGTTTACTAGGCGTCACAAGCGAGCCCGTTTCCGGATTCCGGAAACGCGAACGGCCAATCCGCTGAAGGATCGGCCGTTAGCGCACTCGTCGAACAGCCTTTTAGATCGCCAGGGCACCCGTGCCAAGCACCACGAACAGAGAACCGATATTGAACTCCCACAGAATCTGGTTCGGGTCCTTCGCGTACGTGTTGCCCGGACGCCGAACAAACGCCGTCTGGTAGCCGGTGTTCTGGTCGCCAGTAATCGGGTTCGCTACGCTGATCAGGTTCTTGCCCCAGAACAGACTGCTTGACTTCTGAAGTTCGAACATTGCATTGAACGCGGCATTCAGCGGAGAAGTCTTCAGGAAGTGGATGCCACATTTGGCGGAATCGTTTAGAACCAGCGAGTGCAGCACGTCGCCGCCGGCACCGACCGTCATCTTGTCCTTGTCCTCGAGCTGCTCGAAGGTGATGCCCTCTTCGGCCGAGCCGTAGCCCATGCCAAACGGGATCGATCCGCCAGGCCCCGCCAACATCCCGTAGACATCTCCAAACGTATAGACAGCAAGAGGCAGCAGCATGGAAGACTCCTATGGGTTCACGAAAATGGTTGCCTGGACGCTCTGGACCGCGCCGGCGAGCTTGACAGCGATCTGCAGCGGCACCGCCATGCGCGCCGCGCGCGCCGCGGGAAGCTGGCTCGCTACCGGAGCCGCGTAGATGTAGTAGCCCTTTGCCTGGATCGAGGTCGCCATCGCGCCGGCCGGACCGAACGTCTGCGCCGTCCACGTTCCGGGAGCAATGAGCCCGTCGGCAACGTACTCAAGCAGAACCGTCTCGGCTGTCGCCACGAACTGATGCATGCCGCCATCGGTCAGCGGGATCTTCGTGATGGCCTGGAGAAGCAGGTTGAACTCGGACGTCTGGATGTCGAGCGCCAGGTTGTCGACGCCGATGATCGTGTCGATGAATTGGTTGGTCGCGCAGGTCGTGCCCGGCTGGATGATGGTAACTCCGCCCTGATACGTCACGAAGACGTTGCAGTTCTTCGCCAGCAGCGCGCCCATCTGAATCTGGTTCAACTGCTCCGCCTGCACCGTTGGCTCGCTCTGGAACATCAGGATCAGAACCGAACCGCTGGCAGCGTAATTGACGGTCAGGATGCGCGCCAGCATGCTCACCGCGGCGTATGGGTCGGTCGAGGAATACTGCACCGCGGATCGCGTGAACCCAGCCGCCGACGCCAAGTAAGCGAGGTCGGTCATGCTCGACGGAACCAGAACGCCGGCCTCCATGGTCGTTGCGACGTAGAAGTGCTTGTTGCTCATCGCCTGAACCGCAGCCATCACGGCCATGTGGTCAGTGTCGGCGGCGCCGGCGATGGTCAGCCCGTACCACTGCGTCCCGAACATCGCATCGAACACGTTCACGGCGGCGAGTGCGGTTTCGGCAGCGGCTCCCTGCGCGAGGTACGCGCCATTGCCTGCAACTTGCTGGCCGCCCATCGGGCCAGACAAATCGGTCGCGCCTGATGCCAGCGTGAGGAATGTAACCGAACTGGATGGACCGGTCGTGCCGGAAGTGAAGACGAAGTTGGTTCCGTTCCATGTGCAGGTGCAGCCCATGCCCGCCAAGCCGAGAGCGACGTTGACTGCGGCGGCAACGGCATTGAGATTGAGGACTCCGGTCAGGACGATGCCTGAAACGTGAACGATCGCTCCACCGCTCCGGTTGTCCACGCAGAGAGACAGACCGCCATCGGCGATGGTGTTCCAGTTAGTGATGGCCTGCTGCGCGGCCGTGAGTGGACCGCAGATGAGTTGCCCAGCCGCGGCGGTCTGCGCCCAGCGACCGAACTGAATCTTGGGCGGTTGAGGAGTCTGGCCGAACCAGTCCGTAGCAATTCCGTACTCGGCGCCACCGGTACCGAAGAAGGTTCCCACCGAGGCCAATGAACTGAAGGCCGCCATGCGGGTTGTCATGTCGATTGCGGTGCTGGAAGTGAGGGCCAGGAGTGAGGTTGTATTCTGCCCCTGAGCGGCGGTTTGGCCAATGGATACCGCAACATTCACGATGGCGCTGATAGGCAGAGCGACAGACATTTGCTTCTCCTTGGGCTACTTACGCCGGGTTGGTCGGATCAAGCGGGACATTTGCCGGCGCTCCTGCCGCCACAATCGCGAGCGAAGTCGGCAGCGTCTGGTCGGTGATCAACTGCCCGGTCGCTGAAACAATCTGCGGCACCGCATACGAAAATTGTACGGTACGACGCAAGACCAACTCGACATCGATGCGGCGCACGAACTTGCCTTTGATCTTCTCGGAGACCGTTGTCGCAGGGCCCACACCGACAAACGCCATCGCCTGCGCGCGCAGTGCGTCACGGTTCTGCCCGATCCCGGCGCCCATCCTCAGAGCCATAGCCATCCCGCCGGACGCTGGACCGTAGAAGCTGCAGGTCGTCTCCAGCTTCTCAAACTTAGTTTGCGTGGACGCCGAGGGAATGGGATTATCGCCGAACAGGCCGCCGCCGAAGTCGCCCGCTCCGAAGTCATTGTCTTCGCCAGCGAAGCTCGATACTGAGTCCCACGAGGAGTCGCCCACCTTGATGGCAAATGCCGCCCAGGTGGTACCCCGCGGCGGCAGCGGAGGAGGATCTTCCTGCCAGGCCGGCCGCACAAGCGTTGGGTCGATACCGGTCACGCCCGCAAGCCACCCCTGGATAAAGTCTTCCAGCGCGTCGTCGACCAGCGACTCCGTGGTGCCGGCGAGATAGGACGTGTCGAGTGCGCTCATTGCCTGCCCATCCAGTTCTTCCCGTACAGTGTGCTACTGAAATCCAAGGAACGATCCGCCTGCGTTGACGCCAGTTAGATGGTTGTAGGCCCCAACATCCCATGCGCCGGTTGCTGGGCGGGCGTTGCCTGCCGCATCATAGCAAAGCGGGGCAATCGTGCTGCACAGACTGGTCAGGTTCGTCGCTGCTCCGATTGCCGGTGATCCACTGGTTAGTAGGTAGCCGCTTAGATTCGGGTTGCCACTGATCGAATGATTGTCGAACGCCGTACTAGCCCAAGGGCCGTTGTAAGATGCTCCGCATCCTGTCGGATTTCCCCCGGTTTGCGGCCAGCAATACCAAGACGTTCCGTAGAACGACAGGCCGCGACCGCCATAGAAATTGTTGTAGTCGGATGCCGTCAAGAGCGAGGTCAGAGACCCGCTATTGGCAACATAGAAGCTAGCCTGCGAATTCGTAGTGGAATCAAAGATATTATTCTCTAAGGAAAGGTCTGCCGCGCCCACTTGAGCAGTCGATATACCTTGCTCCACGTCGATGAAAGTGTTGTTGTAAACGGCATAAGGGCCGGTTTCATAGCTTGCGGAATTGGCGAGTCCCACTGCAACCACCAGATTTGGGTAGTCCGTCATGTCGAAGACATTGTTATAAACGTTGCAGGCCGAGCCACCCTCACCCACCCCATAGGTGCAGTAGATTGCCGCCGTCTGGAAATCTCCGTTTACGAATGTGTTGTTGAAGATGTTATCGACAATCTGCCCGCCCGGTGTGCCGCCATACGTGATGATTCCGTCCGTGTGGTAGTAGACAGGAGGATTCACTGTATAAATCCAGTTGGTTGTGCCGGTGCCGCGAGAAGCGCGAACGCAAGAGTCAAGGATGCGAACAAGTTGCGGATCATAGTCTGAAGCCTCTTAGTAGTCGAGTTCGCCGTTGGCGACTGAGATACTCACCGGCAGTCCGGTCACAGTGTCGGTCGTGACCAGCGGCGGGAGCGCCAGAAGTGCTTGCTGGCCAAGCCCATAGGCGAGGTGCGCTCCATCGAACGCTGCGCCCGACGTGAAATTCGCGGTCACTGTGGCGACGAAGCCTTGCGGAGTGACCAGAACCTGGCCCGACGTGTATGCAGTGTTCGGAGCCCAAGCGATCAAAGCCATGGAGAGAGTCCTCTACTCAGAGGATACAAGCCGACGCAAACCGGCCTCCGTTTCCGGATTTCCGGAAATCTAGGGGATTTATATACTTCAGTCCCTTAGTACAAAATGCGGTGCCGATTCCTCTCGGCCGCTTCCGCTCTCCGGCGCATGGTTCGCACCACGTCGGGTATGACTTCGTTCTGCATGTGATCCGCGAACGCCTTCAGACCAGCCCGCTCTGCCTCATTCAGCGGTCTGCCAAGCGACTCCAAACGTGACTCCCCGTTGCCAGAGACACGCTGGAACCGCTCGCCAGTGCTTAGATTGACTCGCTCGATATCGCCGCGAACTCGCATAAGCTACTCCGCATCAATGATGGCGGTTGCCTGGAGATTGCTGCCCAAGAACAGGCTTCCCGGCTTCTCGACCAGACGCCAGAACCACTGAGCGTCCTGTCCTTCTCCGCGCTCGCCGCCGTCAATGGTGTAGACCTCAGTGGTGTCGTTGCCGCTCTCTGGACTGAACGTGACTTTTTCGCCAATTTTGAACTGATCGACGGCTGGCCCGTTGGTGTCGTGGATGGGTGTGCCTAAAGGATGCGGCTCGTCATCGGTGCGCGCCGGGGACCCATCGGTGGCTTCGGCCACAACTTGTGGGTCGATAGTAGGAATGGAACTATCAGGAACCTCTGCGGGCAGAGCCGCCAGAACGTCGTCGAGGTGCAGGCATTCCTTCAAGTTGGGGCAAGGATCATTCTGATGGGTTATGGCAATCTTGCCGTTGCAGTAGTCATTCCCTACCGTCGCATCGTACAGGATGCCGACAACTGGAGGGCCATAGGACGGCAAGAGCATAACCTTATCGCCGTTCTTCGCTTCGCGTCCATTCTTATAGTGCATTTGGTTCTCCTTTTCCCTGTAAGGGACTCAAGTATGTAATTCCCAAATCTAGGGCTGCGGAGTCGGCTGCGGCTGCCCTGCGGCCATCGGTGCCGCATCCTGGAGATCCTGCGAAATGCACATCGCCTCAACCCAGCCCGGCCCAAACGAAGTGCAATCGTCGACCGTCTCGACCAAGTAAGTGTCGCCGCGCCAGATCACCAAGTCCGGCAGCGCGCACCGAACCTGGTCACGCAACCCAAAGCGCGTGATGACGGAGATCGTCTTCTGCCCAGTCGCGTAGTCCTTCTCGCGCTTCTGCGTGTTGTCGCCTTCGGGCGTGACCAGGCCGTAGACTGGCTCGAAGAACTCATCGATCTCTTTGGTTCGCCCGGCGGTCGAGACA